AATCACCTCATCATCCCTAACCAAGCTCCTGTGTTTCTTGTTACAGAATTAACGCCTGAACATTTATATATGGCCTACAAATTGCTTACTGAACTAAACAGTAGGATTGACAATGACTACTGGCCTTTAAACCGTAGTCACCCCTTCTGTTCTCCTATGTGGTGCAATGTCTATGACAAGTGTCACTACGAGAACTTCATTGCTGTGGATGAACTCCTATCAAAGATACAATGACAGACCCTAGAATTTACAATAGGTTAAGAATAGTAGAGAAACATCTTGACCTTGCACTAGATCAAATTAAGGAAGAGAATATTTTTGAAACAAGAAACCTCATATACAATGCCCTATCGACAATCGGGCAACTCCAAGAAATCGTGGAGTACGAAGAACAAAAAGCGGTTCGTCTCAGAAGAAGAGAAGGCGAGGAACCAGAGGGATAAACAGGTTATGACTCGGTTCGATGAACTGGGCTATAAGAAGGGAGACAATGGTAATCTTCCTTGTTTTTGCGGTAAGCTGGACGAGGACACCGCATGGTGGATGTCCAATTGTAAAAGCAGAAGCAATCACCTATTCTGCCCAAGATGTACGGAGCGAGTATTTGAACCGGATATAAAGGAGACATTAACAAATCTGTTAAGTATCTGGAAGAGGTGCAAGTGGCGTATGTGGAAGGAAGGAAAGGTATCAATCAATCAACTCTTAAGCAAAGGCAAGAATGCTTGAAAAATATAAAAGGCAAATCGTGAGAAAGCCAGAGAAGCTAGTGATCGAGGGGGAAACAGGTGCAGGTAAAACGACCTTTGCGTGTTCTTCCCATACAAAGAAGGAACCAGCATTTGTCATCAACGCAGATGATGGTGGTGAGAATGTATTCCACAAGACAGGTATAAACTTAATCCATGACTGTGTCCCTACAGGGGATGTCAAGGAGAATGCCGAGAAGTGGGATCAACTAATGGAGACTCTCCGTGAGATAGCCAGCGAGAAGTCAGGCATCAAGCGGATCATTGTAGACTCTGTAGATAAGCTGGAAATCCTTGCACAAGCTAAAACGTGTTCACTTCACAAACTGTCCCACATCGAGGACATGGGATATGGTAAAGGATTTTCATATTCTAGGGGCGAAATGGCTAAATTACTGAGTGGTCTCAACTACTTACGAGATACTCAGAATATTCAACCTATCCTCGTCTGCCATACGCAGATACGGACAATCAATAAGCCCACAATGGAGCCGTATGACTCTTTTGTATTGAAACTTCACCGCTCTTTGTGCGGAGATGTAATGGAGTGGGCTGATGTAATTCTCTTTATTTTTTATGAAACCATCGTTAAGAAAATCGACAGCGGATTTAACAGGAAAGACAGTCGGGCAATCCAGTCAGGCAAACGCTTCCTGTACACAAGTGGTTCTATGGGCGTTGATGCCAAGAACCGATTCGATTTACCAGCCGAAATTCCAGCAGACTGGAATGAGTACCAGAAGTTAATCACTAATTTTTGGGATGGCTCCTCAACTAAAGAAACTCAGACACAAGGATAATTATGGAAAACTCTGAACTAGATACAACATTCTCAATAGAGGATGTACAAGAGACACTTGAAACAGAAACCAAGCGAGAGCGTATAGAAGTTCCTGCTGGCGAGTACGTGTGTCAAATTAAAGCCCCCCTGCCGGATGTTCGTCAGGACTCTAAAGGGCACAGTAAGATACTGCTTCCCATTGAAGTCTCAGGTAGCCCTGAATATGACGGTCAATGGCTCTTTGAGGCTATCTATATGAATAACCAGCACGATGAAAATGGGAAGGTAAAGGACGGCATCTCCAAGCGGAAGGTTGCCAGACTTGCCAACGCTGTTGGTCTTAAATCTCTCACCAACCTTAGTGAATTAGAGGGCAAGTATATTAAGGTAGACTACGGCCCCAATAAGAACGGTTATAATGAACTGAGGGAGGTTTCGGCTTTTTCTGCCGATGCATCTCCAGAGGTTCTGACTCCCCCTCCTGCAAAAGCGGGGGCTGACTTACCGTTCTAAGTAGGTAGAGGTCAACCGTTGCGAAGATACGCTCTGTCCTCTACTCAAGGCGGTCTGGTTACTCTCCTGTTGCCAGACCGTTCCCATCAGATCGAAACAATCCTTAAATACAAAACTAAAGACGGTTACAGGGGATGGGTAGTACGAATACGTAAATTACAAGGATCATAATGAGTAGTATATTAGATAAAGAGTTTAGTATTCTTGAAAGGCTTCCATCATCACGGAGAATGAGAAATCATGATAACGCTGGGGAGCAATACAAGAAGACTAAAAAACCACGTAATCGGACTTACTTCGGACTGTCCGATTGAGTCCGACTTATTTTCATAGCTCATGGAAGTAGTAGCAGATAAGTCTTACCATTCAGCCATCCTGCCGTGGCCTGTGTCGGTCAATGCTCTATATAAGGTTAGGGCAAAGGGCGTATACCTTTCTTCAAGAGGTAAGGCATTCAAGAGAGCCTGTGGCATTATCTTTGCAGGAACTAAGATGGTATACGAAACAGAAAGAGTCTGGCTGGATATAGAGGTACACCCACCAGACAATCGGAGACGAGACATATCCAATCTCATTAAGATAGTGGAAGATGCACTACCGTGGTTCAAAGATGATTCACAGGTAGATAGAATTAATATAATACGATGCGAAAAAGACCATCGGAAAAAGGGGTACATCATAATTAAATGTGGGGCAATCAATGGAACAGATACAGTATCAGTACAATGACGGAAATGGAAGACTCTTATACACAGTAGTCAAGTTTCCCAACAAGGAATTTCGGAGACTCAGGACAGATGTAACAGGTAAAGAGGTGTGGAACTGGGACGGCATAAAGCAAGTCCCTTACCGTTGGCCTGACATCAAGGATCACCGTGCAATTATCTTTGTTGAAGGTGAGAAGGATGTAGATAACCTCCACGACATAGACCTTGTAGCTACAACCATAGCAGGGGGTAGCAACGCATGGTCTCCCCTCCTAAAGAAGCAGTCAGACTTTCCAGAAAAATATTTTAGTGGGTTCGACCAAGTCTTCATCATTCCAGACAATGACGAGTCGGGTATAAAGTTTGCTCAAGAGACATGCGAGCATATTAGAGAGTATGTTTCTAAATTGTGGTTAGTAAAGATACCTAATCTAAAGAAGGGCGGTGATGTAACTGACTATCTGGAACATATCCCACAAGAGAAAAAGAAGGACTCACTCCTGACTTTAATTGAAGAGAACAAGACACCATTTGTTCCACTTGAAGTCGATAATTTAGACCTCAATAAGTTGTGGGAGTTTGATAACCTGAATGTGGATGAGTTCCTTACTGAATCAGAACGCTCTGAGTCTCTTAACGACATACAGGAGGTACATCAAAAGATAATTTCCCAACTCAAGGGGGTTTCATGGTCTGGCTCTACTGCCAATGCGATTTGCCCTACGCATGAGGATCGGAAGCCCTCCTTGAGTGTCACCCTAGAAGCAGACAAGATACTGATGCGTTGTCATTCGGGCTGTGACATACGTGTTATCTGCGAGAGCCTTGGTGTAAAGGTTAGTGAACTTTTTGTCAAGCGTTCAGTCGAACTTAGGCATCACCAGAAGACACACGTAGTTATCCCTAAGCCGGAGGACATGAAGACAATCTGTTTCTCACTCCTGAAACATACGGAGCCGGAGGAATTTGATGACACGCATATGCCACCTATACTGCGAGACCATGTACGTGAAGCCTGTGAACTGACTGAAGCAAGCTCTGCCATCATTTACGGTACGGCTCTCTCCTGCCTTGGGGCACACGCAGGAGTCAAGCTCACCATCCAACCACCTAACTACTTCATACCCCTATACGGTAACCTGTGGTGTCTCTCCATTTCAGAGAGTGGATCATTCAAAACCACGGCACTTAATGCAGGATCAGCAAGGCTGAGGGACAGGGAACAAAAGATTATCCATGAGATAAGGGACATAGAGTCAAGGATCGCTTCCCTCCGTGCAGATGGGGCACAGGATGATGACATTGAACTTTTGGAATCCTTCAATGAGCTTGAACGGTATAAGTCCATACGTAAAGTACTGCCCAACAAGGCATCGTGGGAAGCCTGTATAGACCGCATTGATGAGACAGGCGGTGGTGTGTGGTTACTCTCTGAGTTTGGTGCATGGCTGGCTACGCTGGAGACTGTACATAACAGAGGATTCAGGCAACATCTCACAGAACTCTACGATGTGCCAACCTATTTTGAGGATGTCACAAGAACAAGGGGGAGTAAGATACTGAGTACTCCTTTTGTGGCTATTTCAGGTGTGTCTACACTTGAGTTTTTGCAGGGTCTATTAGGTAAAGATGATGCAGGGTCAGGGTTTCTGGCACGATTCTTACTATTTAAACCACCAGTAACGGATAAGATTCCATACGCACTTCCGCAGAAGAATACAAAGATACAGGAACTACATTCGTACAGATTATTGTCTGAAATATACAATCAACTCGACAATATTTCCGTTCCATTAGAGTATAGTATATCGCCAGAAGCTCAGAAGATATTTGAGGACTACCATAACGATATGTTCTCACGTTTTCAAGAGTCCAATGATGGTACGAAGTCCATACTAGACCCCTTTCTAAAGAGGTGGTCTCCTAGCGTACTGAAGTCAGCGATACTTTTCCAATACTTATTAGACAGCGACAGTCAAACCCTAAGTGAATCAGCAATTATGGGTGGGATTTCCTTATCCTTATACGCTGAAAAATGTACAAGGTATTTATTTGAAAGGGAATTGGGTGAGAGTGTACAGCAGAATAAGTGGAGAAGAATCATTGAATACCTAGCTAACAGGGGTGGATCAGTTTCAAGACAGAAACTCATATCTTCTAAGATACTTGATGGTGGACATGGTGAATATGATTACGTAATTACTTCTCTTGAACAAGCAGGTAAGTTGTTTGTAGAAAGGACTGACGGCAAGGTTGTGTCAAATTCAAAAATAATTTTAACAGAAAACAACACATGATAACGCTCCCCACGCAGTACCAACAGTTCATTCACCTGTCACGTTACTCCAGATGGAACTACGACCAGAAGAGAAGGGAGACATGGGAAGAAACCGTAGACCGATACTTCCGTTTCTTTAAGGAACACCTATCAGATAACTACAACTACAAGTTTAAGGATAAGGACATAAGTGAGTTACGGAATTCCATACTCAGCCTTGACATCATGCCATCAATGCGGTGCTTGATGACTGCTGGCGAAGCGTTAAAGAGAGAAAATGTTGCTGGGTACAATTGTTCTTACATAGCGATAGAGAGTTTTCGTTCCTTTGATGAGTTGTTGTATGTGTTAATGAATGGAACCGGTGTAGGGTTCAGTGTAGAACGTCAGTATGTACAAAACATACCAGTTATTAATGATGAATTTTATGAGACAGATACAGTAATAATTGTATCAGATTCTAAACTTGGGTGGGCAAAGGCACTCCGAGAATTAATTTATTTGTTAGCCGCAGGTCAGA